CGTGGACGGAAAGCGGATTCTTCCAGTCATTGCCCGCTGTGACCACCACAACCCCAGCGACTATGGCTACGGTCTTCCACCGGAACTGTATTGGCAAGCATCTTCTTTGGGGCAACTGTTTCAGGCTCTTGGGCTTGGCGGTTTTGCAGAGGCACCAAAACACCTCCGAATGATTGCAGCGGACGACCACTGCCCCGCAGCAGCCTACAAAGGTTTGTGTCCCGGAATTGACCCCGGCGAATTCCGAGCACACCGCATTGCGGGACTGACAACAACATCCTCTAAGGATGTCAGCGATGGCATCAATGGCGTTTGGTTTAAAGCGTATTGGGACAACCGTGAAGATGTTGAAAAGCAACTTGCCTTTGCCGAGGCGTTGCTGCGCCTTGAACCGGAAAGCGGTTTGTTCAAAGGAATGGGCATCCGTGACCTTCGCCGCTTTGGAGCCATTGCCAACCTTCCCGAAGCAGCACTGTCAACAGGCATGGCCTACCTGTCTGCGATTCCTGACACGGATCGAGCAGGGATGCCCACAGGCAAGCTTAAACTAAACCTTGGGGGCGATAACTCTCCTGAGGCTGTCACCGCTGTCATGGCATGGCTCAACAGCCTTAGCGGGGCATCACAGCCTGCCTACGGAGTCCCTGCAAGGGGATTCGCAGGGCGCGTTTTTGAACAACGCCCAACCATCACAGCCTACATTGACTGTCAAGAGCAGATCGGTTACGGCAAGTGGCCATACGAGCAGATTGTTTAATCCCTCCCAAGCCGTCCCGTAAGACGGCATCGATTTTCCCTACCACTTTGGAATTTCTAGGGTTCGATTCCCTAGGTGGCGGCTAAATCGGAATTCCCGCAAGAATTATTTTCATTTGTTTGCAAAAAAGTTTCCGGCGCGAAAAATAACCCTTTCGTTTTCAAGCCAAACGATTCACCATGGAAGTCAAAATCGGCAAGAAATATTTTCACAAAGACAAGGGTATCGGCCTGACAGACGGCGCGGGCCAAAAACTTGTGCATATCAAAGCAGGTGCGAACCCAGCCCAAGACATCCTTACGTTGGAGCCTGAATGGGGCCGCAAACCGGGCAAGGAAAAGAACCACTCCTACACCGTGACCCGCGAAGTCTTCTTGCAAGAATTCACCACTGTAAGCCTTCAGGAGCAGCGCACGCCAATCGAAGCTCCCAAGGTCGAATCCAAGATCAAGGAAGTCACAAAGGCAGTTGAAGCACCAAAGGAATGATCGTCGTCATGCGCAACAGCACGAACGAAGTAGCCGTGCATCGGCTTGACGCTTCAATCCAAGCAGGCTATGTCCCTGTTTTGGGTTTTGTTTGTTGCGCAAATAGGCGGGCATTCTTCGTTCAGGCCACGGACGTTTCAGCAAGGAACGACTTTGGGCAGTACGAATTCAACGAGGCCACGGTAGCTGATCCGCAGAACGGCACGATTGCTCTAATTGACCTTGGGGAGTACGATGTTACCTTGTATGAATCCGCCACTTACAGCAATGATCCTTCAACAATGACAGCGCTTTGGAATGAAAGGGGGGTCGTATGTGCTTAGCGGACTCAATGATCGCCCCGAATTGCGAAATGTCCGTGGGTGGCGTTCGCAAGATTTGGATGGCAAGGCGGGCAGTGGCGAACACCTACACCTATGACCTCATCCTGGGCTACAAGATCGCCGGAAATGACAACGTGATCTATTCCGTGACCAACAACGGGGCCGCAGTAATGTGGCTGGAGTTCCATGTAGACGCGTCCATCGTCAACCTGACCGAAAACATGGGACGCAGCGACGCGGGCACCAACTTCGTGCAGCAAATACCGCTCAGGTTCGCCAATCTCGACCCGCGTAAACGTGCAACCTTGCGCGAATTACTTTACGACAAGGTTGTGGTGATATTGGAGGACATGCAGGGAGAATATTGGCTGGCAGGTCAACAGTTTGGGCTTAGGCCAATCGAGTATTCCGCCACAACAGGAACCCAAAGCACCTTCCAAGGCTACACGGTCACGCTACAAGCCGACGACATCGAGCAGTTCCGGCAGATCGACAGCGGCTTCCTGACCAATGTAGCGGTCAATGGTTCGCCATCGGTTTCTGGTGGTATTACCCCGATCAAGAATGTCGGCGGATCCGGCCCCAACGGCACGATCACCAACCTCGCATCGACTTGGACAATGCCCCCTTACAAATTGGGCGCATTTCCTGTAAACGAAATCATCAGCTAAGTATGCCAATTACAGTAACAACCCCTTGGAACATCGGCACGGGCTCCACAATGCCGGACCTCGAAACATTGATCAATGCGCTTCGTGGGAATATCATTGCGTCGGTCGCCGAAAGTGACGGATTGACCACCTACACCTTGGTCAACGCCACCACAATCACTTACCAGCATGCAAAACAAAAGTCGGGCATCCTGACCGGAATGGCGATCACCCGGGCCAGTGCACTTAATTATTCCATTGGCATAGGCAGCTATCAGGGCTACGGGAACGTGCGCACACACGCGGCCCCTACGGCGCTCTCATTGGGTGCGCCTGACGCGACAAACCCTCGCTTTGACCTGATCGTTGGGAATGCTTCGGGAGTCCTCTCAGTGGTCGCCGGGACACCATCGTCAACCCCTGCCTATCCATCGGTCGGAGCAAACGAAACGATCCTGCATGTTGTGGGAGTTCCTTCGTCTGCATCGGCCTACAATGATTCGGTCGTGGTTTCTCAATTGGTAGAAACGGCAACCATTCCATCAATTCAAGTCAATGCGCAAGGACAGGTAAGCTTTGGCGGTGCGATCCAGTCGCGTGTAGTGCTTTATGTGGCAAATGGCAACGTGGACCTCACAGCCACCATGCACTGTGTGGATACGTCCGGCGGTGCTACTATTGTGGTTTTAGTACCTGATCCTGCATCAGCAGCAGAGATTGAGGGTATTCAATACACGTTTTTCGACGAGGGATACGCCTCGGTTGACAATTGGGAAATCAGAACCCAGTCAGGGACGCTGCTTGCAACAGCCTCAACCGACGAAGAAGTAATCCGTTTGGCTTTTATTAATGGCAAATACAAAATTGGGTAGCATGAGAATCTTACTATTGATCCTGTTTTGCGCATTGTCTCGCACCATGTCAGCACAAGCAATTTTCGTGCAGTACACCCAAGATACCATCCAGTGCTACCGCCCATTGTGCCCGCATTCCAAGACCTACCAAGAGACTTTTACAAGCAGTTGGGATGGATGTCTAGGATTTGAGAACGCAGCCCCGGCAACGGGGTCTTTTGTTTTGATGGCCGGGGAAAACATCCTGCTCGATACCTGCATCGAAACCAATGGGGACGGCATTCCTTCTATTGTGTGTTGGCAGTCATTGGACACTCTGCAAATGATTGTCTTTGGCCCTGATTCGTCAACTGTGGCCGTGTGGCATTTGCCCGGATCAGGAAACCCATCGCTAGGCTTGCCAATTGTAAACACCGATACGCTATGCTCACAGCCAGTTTGGATTACCCAACCACAGCCCTTGCCGGATCCGGCGATTATTGACATCATCACAATGCGAACTGTTACCGCCATAGAGGACAACCGCGTTTATCTTGTGGGCCAAAAGAGGAAAATCAACATCAAGTAATGGCAAAGCAAGCAGTAAAAGCAGCAACACCACAACCCGTAGAGCCAAAAGGCGATGCGGGTTCTCGCATTTCCAGCTTTGCGGTCAAGGCTGCAATGGCTAAATACGAAAGCCCAGTGGCCAAAGGCAAGGTCGTTGGTGGTTTGGCCTATTGGGGAACCGACAACATGTTTCCCGCCCACAATATCCGGCACTTCAATGAATCGCCCACAAATGCCTCTGTGATCAGTTTCACTTCCGACCTCATTGCAGGGCGCGAACTTATCATTCACGGACTCGAAAAGGGTGACAGGCTATTCGTTGGCAGCTCGCCGAAGCGGTTCATTCTTGGAACCGCCCTTGACTACAAGCTGCATGGGGCTTTTGCATGGCTTGTCACGTGGAGCCGCGACTTCACCAAGATTGCCTCGCTTCAACACGTGGACGCATCGACCATCCGCAAGAAGATGAACGAGGACGGCACCTTGACCGGGTTTACAATCGCAAATGGATGGAAGTCCAGCGGCAAACAGCCCGAAGGCAAGAGTTACCCTGTATTCGATCCGATCGCTGTACGCGATGCTTGGGACGCAATCAAGGACGTTAAAGAAAAAACCTTCAAGGATAACCCCGAAGCCGTGCAACTGTATTGGTACGAGGACTATTCCCCCGGTAGTCCTACCTACCCAAATCCCGACTACATCTCAGCCGACAGGCCCATTGAGATCGAAATCCAGTTTTTCAAATTTCACCTCAACGGCTTGGCGCGTGGCTATCGGCCACAATTGGCGTATGAAATCTTTGGCAATTACGAGGAGGAGGAAAAAAAGAGAATTGTAAAGCAATACAATGACGCTTGCGACCCCGAAGGATCAAATGTATTAATTCATTTTTCCCCAGACGGTGGCGACCGGACATCTACTCTCAAAGTGAACGCCACCGACGGCCACACCCACGACGGAAAATATATCGAGACAGCCGCTGACGCGAAACAGGCAATCCTTACCGCTCATCGTTTGGCCTCTCCGACCTTAGCGGGAATGCCCGGACGTGGTAAGCTGGGCGGCGACGGCTTGGAGATCGTAAAGGCGTTCACACTTTACGCCAACACAGTTGTTTATACCTCGCAAGTAAATATCTTGGACGCATTGGAGGAAGTATTCGACCTTGGCAACAGGAACGAACTCACCCCTTCAATCATGCAGATTGATCCATGGAAGGCGTTCTCGCAGTTCGCCGAAATCACCGCCCCTGAGCAGACAGCAGAAGGCGGCGACAAGACCGAGACTACCGACACCACCACTAACACCGACAACAATGGCAACGCTTGACAAGATTTATTTTACCTCACCTGAGCAAATCAAAGCGCTCTACCCTGTGTCCGACAACGTGGATGAGAAGTGGATCAACCCCGCCATCATCATTTCCATCAACCGTATCCGAAAGCTGCTTGGAACGCCACTCATGGACAACCTCCGGGCTTCGATTCGCGATTCCAAAGTGATCTTATCAGCGACCCAAGCGAACCCCGCCGTAATCGCCACCACACAGCCCCACGGCCTTCTATCGGGTGATACCTTTGGCATTGACTTCGCCGGGGGAATGGATGAACTGGACGGCTTCTATACGGCAACTGCAATAGGTTCGCCTACGTCTGTAACCATCGGCGCATTGGACAGCTTGCTTTATCAGGCGTACCAGCCCGGCACCGCCCGACTTTACGCAATGAATGCCCTTCGCTGGGAACTGTTGCTGAAGGTGCGCAGGTTGCACGCCATGGCCACCATCAAGGAAATGCTCTTCAACCACAGTGTCCGTATTGCAAACGCGGGCGTGGTCAAGATTGCAGAAATGGGGTCGGGCGGACAAAGCAACATCCAGCAAACCAATACCAGCCTTGTGATGAACATGATTAATTCATGGGATTCAAAGGCGAACGATGTCGAATCAGAAATCAAGGTATTCATTTGCGACAACAGCCAAGAATTCACCGACTACCTACAAAGCGGTGCTCCAGTGGAACGCCGTGGCAGTACCGGCACAGGTTTCTATTTTGCGGGGTAATTCGAAGACAGGGCGAGTTGGTGGGAGCCGCTTGCTTGTGTAACGTAACGTAAAGATAAATGGAGCAATTGCTATCGGAATTGATGAAAGTGGGCCCAGTGGCCTTGATCCTTGGACTCGCGCTCTATCGCGTTTACAGGATGTATCTCAGCGAAAAAGCAGCACGCATCAAATTGGAAAAGGAATGGCGCGATTACCTCAAAGAAGAAGTCCAGGATTCCCGCACCATCATCCAGGAGGACACCAAAATGAAAGCCACAATGCTCAAAATACTTGAACGCCAAAAGCAACAGAAAGGAACTTGAAATGCAACCACAAAAGAAAGTCATGGTCAACATAAATCTCGCCCTCGGGCGAAAAATCAACGAGCGGCTATTACTTGCGTCAGGGGAGCATTCCTCCGATACAGCCTACCGCGTCCAAATCCTTGTCATTGGCGGAAAGGAAGCGCGTGAAATGGTCGCCAGCGCGATTGACGTGGATCATTCCACGATGCAAAGCGTTTCCTCGCTTGAAATGGCGGTCGATGAAATCCAGCGCGGCAACGTGCCGGACATCATTGTCATGGATGAATCCGCCTCTCATCAAGAAGTGATGGAGTTTCTTTCGACATCGGGAATTGATGCACTGATCCCGCTCATTCCCGTACAGTCGAAGGCGCTCAAACCGGAACCACGTGCGCTCAGGTCGATGATCCGGGAACTTTCCCCGGCGTTCGTCTTCGCCTGACACGCAGGAACAAAAAAGCAAAGCCGCATCATTGGTCGTGATGCGGCTTTTTGCGTCTTGGGAGCCTCACAAGGAAGTCCAGTCCAAGTAACGCTCCAAGTATCTGCTAACACCTTCTAAGGCTTTGGCGTGCACGTGGTCGCGATTGGTGGACATTTTGACCACCTTCTTCTGGCTTGCATCCAAAAAGAAGCAAATCGACAAAGGGGAAGCTATTCCCCTAGGTGAATCGCAATCAATCCTTCCATTTGGGGAAAGGCTTTTGAATGTCACCGAATGGACATGAAAACCTTTGCGGCGTTTGCCTGCTAGGATTGTATCCAGTCGGTTTGTCAGGTCCTGAACGTGGTACTTCATTGGTCGTGCTGATTAAGGCGGTCGAATAGTTCTTGTGTTTTGGGCATCGTTGAGCGGTCGCCAAACTCCCAAGTGTCGTGCGCTAATGGTGAATGCAGCACAATGTTTTGGGGATTGAATTGCAAATCAGGCCGCGCCCCCTTGGAATGCACGTGCGAGAAGAAAATGCCCCTTGGTTTATCGCCCAGCGGTTGACCTGTTTCGAAACAAACATGTGCCCGCTCCTTCCAAATCTTCGCGTTCAACTTCTCTTTTCGCTTGTCCTTTTTGACCTGCTTGGCCGAACGCTTTGCAATCGCTTTCCTTGGCACCGTCACGGGCTTAGGCTTGGCTTGCGCGTCCTTGCGCTTGCGGATAGAATTGCACACGCCACAAAGCACCGGACGGCCTTTTTGGAAACGATTGTTCCAGCCGTAAACAATGGGCACGGGTAGAGTAGGGGCGCAGCCTGTGCAGATCCACACTTTATTTGCCATAGAGCAAATTTGATTCTTCAATGAATCGCCCAACCCCGCTAAAATCGCCGTAGTGTCGCATCCAAATAAGTCCTATGGCTGTCAGTTCCTGTGATTCAATCAAAGATATGCCGGATTCTTTTTGGGCAATCAAAAGGCGACGCAAGATTGATTTGCGATACTCCATGGTGTAGCACCCCATGCCATTGACCGAAGCGGTTTTACCATCCCGACGTATAGGCTCCCGGTATGCCGGGTCCGTCCTCTCCAATACAAGGGCATTGCGGAAATCCAGCAGGGGCCGGAGTTCATCCCTGCCATTCTCCACCAAGGTGGTCATGGACTTGTCCTCCTTCACGACCGAGCAGGTCCAGCACCCGAACCTGCTTTGCCCGCAGGACTTGTGGGATTTGCTGGACACGACGGTGGGGCATTCGTAGTCGTCAGCCGACGCATCGGCATAGGCTCTGTAAAGTTCCTCCGCAGTCCCCCAAGGGCAGGGGAAGGTGGCGATGATGCCCCACACATGCTCCGCACTGAGGTCGGAAATTGGGCTGAACACCTCCACACCGAAGTGGGTAGGGTGTTTGGAAAGCCTTTTGCCCCTGCGGGCATGTTTCCTGATTGACTCGCCCCTCTTTTTGCTCTCGTCGGACCTGGTCCCCAGCAGCAGGATTGCGCGGCCATAGTCACCCACCACCTGCTTGATTGCCTTGCTGGATGGCCTGATCTTCAAGCGGTCGGTACACCACCTGAATGATTGGTTGGGTATGGGGTAGCCGTGGCCGATCACCTTCACCCAGAACCTTTCGGTCATTGGCGGCTTAGTCTTGATGACCTGGATGGGCAAACCTGCCTCCAAGGCTGCGGTCCTCATGCCCTCCAAGGACCGGTCCAGCATCCCGAGGATGACAGGATTTTCCACAGCGGTGTCGTTGGAGATAATGATTACCTTACGATGAAGCGGCAATCCTTGCGCTCTTCTCCTGACAAGCATTTCCCAAACCAATTCTACTACCGCAGTAGAGTCTTTGCCGCCAGAATACCCAATGCACCAAGGGGTATCGTGTTCCATGCCATATTCATCGGCAAGGGTGTCAAATGCGTATTTTACCTTTGAATCCATTCAAAATCAATGTTGTCAGATTCGCAGTGCGCGCAAGGCCCAAAATCGTGAAATGTTGACGAGCCGCATTCGCATTTGCTTTTATCAAATGGCATTACGTCATAGTGTCCCATTCTTTCCACTGACTGCAAAAACTCCATTTCCTGCCCCGGCCAATTGCCACAAAGTTCCAGCAAGTGGACGTAATCGCCATCGATTCCAGCCGCTACCCTACGGGCCTCAGCTTCGATCCTCGATTGCTTGTCGTGTTCGCTGCGAAAGGATTCGCCACGTGCCCGGACGGCTTGCCATTTGGCTATTGCTTGGAGCCACCAAGGCTCAGTGATTGATTCTATGCTCATGGCTCAGTAGATTTTAATAGTTGACACAATGGGGTTTGGCCCTATCCATACAAGGCGGTCGCCGTAACTCCAAAGGATGTTCATCCCTTGATTCTCGGCAATGCGCCTAAGTTCTTGGCGGTGCTTTACGGTGCCGCAGACGTAAGTATCTTTCCAGTAAGCAGCAGGATTGACACCTTGTGAGGATTTGCCGATTGGGTGATTTGGCCCAAACAACCCCCAAGTGCCATCGGCAAACCGGACGGTGTAGCGGGTAATCTTTGGGGAAACCCGACTGCTTTTTGCAATGCGAATTTGCAGCAGCATGTATTTCCACTTGGGCATGTTGGCGTAGTCAGGAGTCACGCCGACTTCATCAATCACAACCGGACCAGCAACGCGCGTAATGATCTCCATATTGCAGCCCTCATTAATAGACTCTCCAACTTCAAGGGCAAGGATAGCCGACACCAGTTCAGTATCGGTTTCCTCGCCGTTGTCGGCAGATTCGGAGTCGAGGGAAGCGAGAAAATCAACGAGGCGGAAGACTTCGCCGCCAATGCTGATGTAAAAAGTGTCTTGGTTTTCCATGTCAAGCCTCCAATTCTTTGATGTCGTCCGTAGCGTTCTCGCTAAAGATTACCCTTGATGGGGTTTTGGCAACCCACATTCCGAAGTAAGCGCACTTACGCTTTGCCTCAGCAAGCGCGTCAGATACCCTAAGAAAGCGCAGGCGCTCCATGAACTGCCCGCAATTGCTGTAAATGATGATTTCTGTTTTCATAAGATGATGATGCTATTATTTGATGACCCTACAAAGCTAATACACGGTTGCGAGAAACGCAAGCAAATACACAGCTTTATTTTTCACCGTTTGCAAAATAGTTTCGTTCGCGTTTTGTTGGTCATGGAACCAATCACTTTTGAAGAGATCAAAACGCGACTGTTCGCGCTCACAGAGCCAACGCAGCAGCCGATTTCATCCAGTTCATCTTTGCCGGAAGTCTTGGAATGGCTTGCGCAAAATGACGTACCACACGACCCGGAAGCAACCCGCAAGGATTTGATCGCCCTTTACCGATCCGTGGCCCCAAGCAAGGGAGTTATCCCCAGCGTGACCCCAATTGAGGCCCGCACCGAGTTGGGAAAGAAGATCACGCGATTGAAAACCGATGCGCGTAGGAGGCCCACGGTGAACGTCACCCGATTGCTGAATTTGGCCATCGAGTGCGATTTGATTTCCAGCACGTCAATCGTTGGAATGCCCACCAAGGCGTACCAAGAAGGCCAAGCGATCAAGGTCAAATGCGGCGGTGATGTCATCGCATCCGCAGTTGTCGTTGCTGCACACAGTCACTATCTTTACACGGTCAAGGTCAACCATCCCGACTTAGGGAGCGTTACGCAGGTTATTGGCCGCGACAAGATCATCAAGTAATTTTCAAGCACAGCACAGTTTATGAAACAGTTTGTAGGAAAAGAAATCGAAGTGTATATCGCTTCGTGCATTACCCTTGGAGAAAAGGGCGGTGTTGAAATGTTTAAAGTGACAGGGGATGTCGAAGAAGACGGGCAACCCGTTCGCATCGAGTTCCTTGCATTCCGCGACCTTGCAGACGAAAAGAAGTTTTCGGGCCTGTTTGAGGAAACGCCGGGAAAAGCATTGCTGCCGTACCGACTCACAACCGCTGAGGACCGCTCCATGCTGGAGCAAGCCAAAGCGGCTGTGAAAGCCAAGGAAGAAAAAGCAAAGCAAAAGGCCAAGGAAGAAGAAGCAGCCCGCCAAGCCAAAGCCAACGAAACCAAGACCGAGCAGGATCAACGGCATGGCAAGGCCCAAGTGGCGGATGTCCTCATGGATCAGAAGTATTTCACCGCCGTGGAAATCGAAGTGATGCGGGCAAGTGGCATCATCCCGGATGGAACCCCCGACCTCATCATCTTGGGATTCTTCGACCGCTGCAAGACAATCGGTTTGGATCCGCGAAACAAGGAAATCTACCTTCTCAAGTCGCGCACTTGGAACCAAGAACTGAACAATGGGAAGGGTGCTTACGAGGCCAAATTCCACGTGGTGATTGGTATAGATGGCGCACGGAAAAAGGTGCTTGCAACAGGGAAGTATAGGGGCCTCAGCGAAGTCCTTTACGATGGAATGACGCAGAAGGAGTGGGCCGCAAACGCCAAAAAGGAATACATGGCAGCAGTCGCAAGCAATGCCCTTCCCGACAATGCCAGCTACGCCGACAAGAAAAAGGCAGCAGCCTTGATCAACCAGTCTTTCATGCCATTTATGTTTTCGTGTTCGATCACACGCGAAATCGAAGGGCACAATGTCGAAATACCTGTGACGCTGTTCACCCACGAATTCCTTTCCGCGACCAACCCGCAGCACAGCCAAATGCCGATGCACATGTTGGCTAAAATCCTGCAAATGCACGCCTATCGTGCAGCATTCGCGGACGTGTTTGGCGGGCCAATCCACATCGAGGAAGAGTTCCAAAGGGAAGGCTTTGAAGACCGCAAGGGCATCCGAGCCGCTACGACCGAGCAAGCCCCGGTGCTTGAACTGCAAGCCGCCACAAGGCTTGTAGACAGTGCTCAGAGTCTTGAAGAATTGAACGACGCGATCAAAAAGGTCGGCCACCAGTCAGAGGACTTTTACACGAACGTCGTGGACGTGAAGGTGAAGGAATTAAAGGAGATTCAAGCAACCGCCTGATGGCAAAATGGAAGAAAGCAGCAGCCCCGGCCAAGTCGGCCGGGGCTGCTTCGGGTTCGGCAACAACATCCGAACCCGCAAGGGTGAAGCAGGTTCACCCGTCCCGTCTCAAAGTCCGGCGGGTATGGGATGAAGATGATTTTCACCTTTCCCAATCCAAATTCAAGGCGTTCAGGAAATACACCTTGGGCCAAGAATGCGGCATTGTTTTCAGGGAGCGCGACTTGTTGACCGACCCGCGATTTGCCGACAAGGAAACCGACGCGCAAGACCTTGGAAAGTATTTTGAGGCTCAGGCCACAGGATACAACCCGGAAGGAATCGAAGCCCAAGTCTATTCCCGCGATTCATCGAACAAGTTTGGCGACTTCAAAAAAGGCGACAAGAAAGCAGAGTACCAGCTTGCCGACCGCCAAGCCGCCAAGTTCAAATCCATCCTCGAAAAGTACGGTTTGGAGATCGTGGAGGTTGGGCGTTTCCTGCGCGACAGCAAGACCAGGATTAGCGCATTGCTCGACGTGGTGGTCAAACTGCCGGAGGAACTGAAAGAGTTTTGGCCGCGCATTGTCGGGCATTACTACTCGCTAGAAAAGGTAGCAATGGCCGGATCAAAGCATCAAAAGGAGGTATGGAAAAAAGCCCAAGTGCCTTACTTTCCGGCGTGGGAAGACGCAAGCTACGCAACCGAGGACGGCATCGTTCACCAAGGCTGCATCGTGATCGACTTGAAGTTTTCCGCCCTGATGGATGACAAGTGGAACGAAATGGGATGGCACCCGGACTTTGTTTCCCAGCGCGACCACAGGATTCAAGCGCATACTTACGAGGCGATTACAGGCTTGCCCTTCTTTTTCTTTGTCGCGTCCTCCAAGGACGAAGACGTGAACTTCATTCGCTCCATCGCAGACCCGGACGCGCTGGCAAAGCACGTGGCAGAAATGCAAAAAGCGCGAAAGGAGATTGTACGAGGGATGAACTTGCCGAACTACTGGGAGCATCGACCAAGCATGAAGCGGTGCAGCACTTGCCCAATCACGGAATGCACAGAGCGGCTTGAGGTGCCTCAAATCATGGGCGTTTATTTTACCGAATAGCAATGAAACAAGAAGCGCCGGACATCACTCCGGCGCTTAAATTCATCATCATCACCGCCGTGGAGGCGGTATCATCGGGGCAAACATAGCATATCGCATCCATGTTTGCAAGCTGATGCAGTTCTTTCCTATATTTGCCTATCAGTTTGGATGAGTACCAGTCACCCAAATACAGTGGAGCATTCACCATCCTAGAATAGCCCTGCCCCGAAACGTCTGGTACACGTGGAGGGTGCAGGGCATATTTTTTACGGAAAGTACCATTCCCATGAAATACACATTCTTAATCCATCAACGCTCAACTATTGAGCAGGGCCACGACCTTGACCCATACGAATTAATCATCCTGGACTTCCTTGTTCACTTTACGGGATCACCTAATGCAGAAATGAAGATTTGCAAGGATATCCTTTACGTTTGGGCCTCCAAGTCTTTCATTCTTCAGCAAATCCCTTTGCTTCGTTGCTGGGATGCTGCCACAGGTTGCATGAAGCCATGGAAAGAAGATACCCTTCACAGGAGGTTGAAGTCGCTGAGGGATCGCGGCTACATTTCAGCCTTTCACGATGGGGATAAGTATTGGATCGCCGTACTCAACAGGACAATGATGCTTTACGGGGATTTGATGAAGGTGGAATTTGGCCTCAACGGCAAGCAGACGATTGTCAAAGTGGATGGAAATATTTCCAATGACACCTCCTTGGATGGATGTATTTCCAGCGAGACGTTGGATATATTTCCAACATATAAGAATATAACTATTACAAAAGAAAAAGATAGCGCGTGTACACATGTGCACGCACGCACGCATGAGGAGGCTTTGAATGAGAGCCCAAAAACCGTAGAATCCCCCACCCCTACCCCAAAAGAAGTTCCGGCCCCGCCGACAAGTTGCCCGCCACCGCCGAACGTCAAGATCGACAGCCAAGCTGGAACCGTGACAGGATGGGGAGTCACCTTGACTCGCCAAGAAATCGGAGCGATTGGGAGAATACCAGCCCAACCGGATTTTCATTGGTGGTTCAACCTCTACGGCAAAAACCAACAGCAGATGAAGGCGGAAACCCAATGGATGCTAAAACAAGGTAATTGGCCTCAAATTGCATGGCATACCATCCTCTACGTGGCATGCACAGATCCAGAATTCCGCAAGCGGCCTGATGCCTACCTTCGCGATAACGTGTTCTGCGACGACATTGACGACCGTAGGCCAAAGCCGAAACCCATAGATGTAAAAGCCGAGCAGGACGCGCCAATCAAAGCGCCTCAAAAACTCAACTTTGGAGGTGAAGGCTGATGGCAAAGTCGAATAAAATACCACCGCAAGACCAAGCAATGGAGCAAGCGGTACTAGGGGCCCTAATGCTGGAGAAGTCGGCCTACTGGAAAGTGACCGACCTGAAAGCGGAAATGTTTTTTAAAGAATCTCATGCTGTGATTTTTGAGACGGTGCAGCAGTTGGTTTCCTTAAATCAGCCCATTGACCTATTGACGGTAAAGAATCACCTAGCAAAAATGGGAAAGCTGGATTCTGCCGGGGGAATCTATTACCTCACCGAACTGACTTCGAAAATTGCGAGTTCGGCCAACATCCAGCACCATGCGCTCATCGTAATGGAAAAGCACAAACGTAGGCAAGCAATTCGGATTGCTGATGAAATGCTCTCCATGGCCTACGACGACTCACAGGACATTTTCGAAAGCCTAGGATGGGCCCATAAGGAAATCCTACTGACCGAAGCGAGTTCTTCCAATTCCTCGAAGACCAATGTCAGCGACATTTACCCAGCCTACAAAGAGGAATTGAAGACGCGCCAAAAGGTAAAGGCGAAACTAGGTACTGGGAAAGTTTTGGGAGTAACCTATGGGTGCAGAATCCTTGATGTAGCGACCGAGGGCGCAAGGGGCGGGCAGTTGATTGTCGTCGGAGCCCGCCCAGCCATGGGTAAATCAAACCAGATGGTGAGTATGGCATTAGCCGCTGGGAGGTCCGGCACAAGCGTAGGATTGATATCCTTGGAAATGACCAAAACAAACCTGTTGGATAGAATGGTGGCAAATGAAACAGGCTTGGACTCGCTCAAAATCAGGTCAGCTAGTTTGAGCCCGGAAATATGGGAGCAAATCGAAATGGTAGGCAACCAGCCATGGGTAAACCATGTTTACCTATCCGACCGCCCCGGCCTGACCTTAACCGATGTTACAAGACAGGCAATGATTTGGGTTTACGAGAAGGGTTGCAAAGCTCTTTTCATTGACTACCTCCAGCAGATGAAGTTGAGCACCAAAAAGGGATTCAACTCCAACAAGAATGACGCAATAGGCGAAATCACAACCGCATTGAAGGGGCTTGCCAAAATGCTCAACATCCCTATCATTATCTATTCCCAGCTATCTAGGGACTTGGAAAAGCGGGGAGGGCCAATGCAGCCCAGCCCAAGCGATTTACGCGATTCGGGCAGCATCGAGCAGGACGCGGATACGATCATCTTTCCTTGGCGACCATTCGCCTACAACACAGCCTTCATCCAAAAGATGTTTCCGTACGTGAGCCATGAGGAATTCAAGAAATTGATCCTCTTTTTGGTTCGGAAGCAAAGGGATGGATTGTCGGGCTTTGATGTTCCGGCATTCATTGACCTCAAAACATCGAGGATTATTGACATTACCGACCCCGGATTGATTGACCGACTAGGCGATTCGTTCTCCTACATTCTCCAACCCGAGAACAGGGCCAACTTTGGCATCCCTGAAATTGAACAGTCAAGCCAAATGAGCTTGATTCCCACCTTTGACAGCAATGGAAAACCAATTACCCAAGACAATGACCGCGAAGAAGATTTCCCATTTTGATCATGCCGGATCCGCCGAGCAAATCGAGCAGTTCCGCCAAATGGTCAAAAGCTGGGAGGCCGAGCACAAACGGCCTGCAATATTTTGGCTCGATGCTTTTTGCGGGGCCGGTGGAGCCTCGACGGGCATTGAGCGCGTGCCCGGTAACTTTGTGGCCATTGGGATCAACCACGACATCCGGGCCATCGATGCGCACAAAGCAAACCACCCCAATACTGTACACCTCAATGACGATATCCGAAAGGTAAAAATTCAGGAAGTGGCCGAAATCCTGCATAGCATGGGTATCCATCGAATCAACTTGTGGTGGTCAGCAGAATGCACCCACCTGAGCAATGCCAAGGGAGGCGCAAGCCGCAATGCAGATTCTAGGATGCTTTCGGAGGATATTTTCAGGTATATCCGGGGGCTTGAAAGACACGCAATCAGTGTCGAATTGGTGATGGTGGAGAATGTCAGGGAGTTCTTTTCCTGGACTTCGCTACGCCCGAAACTTCTCCCCGGAAAACGAGGCGTGAAGCACCTCGAAAAGGGCTACACCAAAGCCCAAATCGACCTGATGGAAGCGGTGATCATGGAGCAGGATTACGAGGCCGAGGTAATCAGGGATTTGATTGACCTATTGGCCGCTGACCTTCTCGCAAGCGGTCACTACGCCACAGACAAAGGGGAGTTATTGTTGATCCCCGACAGTTCCGCTACAAAGGAAAAAGGAAAGAAGGCGACCGACAAAGGCAGCAAAGGTGCGATGTACTTGAAATGGGTGCGCCACATGGAGGCCATGGGGTACGTTTACGATTACCGAATGTTGAATGCGGCGGACTACGGAGCCTACCAAAGCCGCAACAGGTACTTTGGGGTATTTGTGAAAAAGTCCTTGGGTATCCGTCCGCAATTCCCCCAGCCTACCCACGCCAAGAACCCACAAAAAGGCGAGGGATTGTTTGCCAACGCGGAACCGCTCAAAAGGTGGAAGGCTTGCCGGGAAATCCTCCAACTGGATAAAAAAGGCGAATCGATCTTGTACGGCAGACAAGGCAAGCCGACAATTTGCGCAGCTACATTGGCGAGAATTAAAACCGGGATCAACAAGTTTCCCGGCGAAATGGTCATGGTTGACCGGGGAAATAGTGGATCAACTCCAGCACCGGGAATCAGTCCAGCCCCAACCATCCGGGCATCGTTCAAAAATGGACTGATTCAGGTCAATCATATCGACAACCATAGCTTCAATGTTCCACCTGTGAGCATTGATGAGCCAATGCCTACGGCCATGGCCAACCGTGACAAGTACCTGATGCAAGGCTTTATCGTGCCATCGGCTTACGGTAATGCTCCATACCTTCCTAATCGCCCATTGTTGACCTTGACCGCCAACAGGAAGCACCAATACCTTTGCACTCCTTTCATCGCGAACCAATACGGCTCCAACGGTTCGCCCAATCAATGCAGCTCAGTTGATAGCCCCACGTGGGCTGTGACGACCTCCAATCACCAAGGGCTTTGTTTGCCTTTGATCGTAAACAATTACGGCAACTCTACGACCCCGACAACCGTGGATGGTTCTTTGGGGACGGTGACAACCAAGCCCAAGGCAGGTTTGAGTTCTATTTTCTACGCCAAATATTACGGCTCCGGAGAGAACGTATTCCCAGTAAGCGAACCCATTGGCACCCTCACGACCAAGGATAGGTTTTGCCTAGTGGATGCTAGGTTTGTCCAGTATCACCACGGAGGAAAGGATACCGGGAATCGTGTACAAGCCTTGGAGGACCCCGTAAAGACAATCGGAACAGAAAACCACCCAAGCATCCTGCAAGCTCAATTTGTGCAATACTACTACGGTGGCGGTGCCGGAAATTCAGACCAACGAGTGAAGGGCTTGGAAGACCCGCTAGGAGTAGTTGGAACCCACCACACGCCGGGAGTAATCCAAGCCCAGTTTATCCAAACCAGTAACGGAGGCGGCGACCTTTCCCGGCGAGTGAAGGGAACTGAAGGCGTACTTCCTACGGTCATGGCATCGCCTAACATGTCAGCAGTGCAAGCTATCCTCACCGCCACATCAAGCGAGTGGCCTATCCATATCGGGTTGAATCCACCGGGAAACAAATGGTGCCCCGCTTGGATGCGCATAGAAGGCGCGTATTTGGTGGATAACCGTATCGTGGATGTTTTTTACCGTATGTTGCTAGTTTCCGAGTTGAAGTTGGCGCAAGGTTTCCCAGCCGACTACAAACTCGATCCAAAATCGGAGACGGTAGCCAAGAAGCACATCGGGAACGCAGTTCACGTAGATGCAGCCATGCACCTTGTAAGTGCCAATTGTGGCCCTGCAAGCCCGTATTCAAAAACCATCGCATCCTTGTTTGGAAATAAGCAAGCGGTCGCGTAAGTTTGTAGTGTTGGAATGGATTAAGGCGGGCAGGTAGGTAGGTAGAGCCTCCCGCCAATCTTCCAAAGCGTTCATTGAGTTACGGAAATTCCACCGCGTTCTGCAAAATGACTAAGTTCCTGAGTGGGCAGTATGACAACTTGCAGGAGGCCGCAGACCAAATGCTTTAGTCGGGCGTGGTGTAATCATAGGGCGAAAGCCCCAAAGAAGCACGGTAAACACGTGATAGCCTTCCCCTGAAATGGAAGGCGACTATGCCGGATCGGGTAAGTGTCCGGCAAACTAGCGGGGTAGGGTAGCGGTCAGCCCACTAGGCTCATAACCTAGAGAACGGTGGTTCGAATCCACCTCCCGCCACATAACACCAATCGGAAGCCCCGAAAAACCCTGTTTTAGCTAATCAGGGAAGCACAGCAAGACGCGTATTGCTGAGGGGCGATAGTACAGGGTTAGTGCCCATACAGATGTTATTACCCGTTCTTTCCAGTATGACTTTACAAACGCCCGCCCTAGCAAGGTGGGCGTTTGTGTTTTACGCCATCGCATCCTTGGTTGCGAATTGAGAAACGATGCGCGAACTTGCGGGAATTATGAAACCTACAATTACATACATCAAAGTCACGGCAGGTAAGACCGTTGTGGCTTTCAAAGAGTTGGTGGGCGAGGAAGGCGTTGACAAGGTTCTTAAAGAAAGTCAATCACCACCACACCCCGATTTGATCGACGCAAAGAATGCCTTGGTGCCACACGCCAAGGCGATCCTCAGCATGGCAGCCAATGCCCTGCTTTCTGTTTCTGGTATCTCACTTGTGGATGCGGACAAGGAAAATCCTGGACTTACCATTTCCTGCACCTACACAGGACCGGATGGACAAGTCGCCGGAATCAGCACCCCACGCATCTACATGGTGGACGGAAACTACAAGGGCTACAAAGGAGCAGTCGCCCCTATCGAGGGCGAAACGCCAGAGCAGCACGAAATGCGCCGTCCCTTTTATGGCAAAGACGACCTTGCGCGGATCATTGATACCCTGATTTCGGAAACGCACCTGTACTTGGGAGGGAAAACATCCCAACCCTCGCTCTTCGATCAGCCCAAAGACGATCCCAAAGAATCAGAGGCGGACGGGTTTGAATCCAATGAAGCTGCAAAGGGATTCAGGATGACTGCTGTCACCGATGAAGAGGAAGAGGAAGAAGGCGACGACTACAACATTTCCGGCAGCAATGCAGGAGCCTCCACCTTTACAGGCGACACGCCCCCGGTCACAATGCCGGAAGGCAGCGCGGGAAAAGTCACCAAGGGTAAGGCACCCAAAACCAAAGCAGGGTAATCCACACAGGCCATAGACCCCGTAAGGTTGAAGGCCGCAATTTGAAGCACAGCATGGCGACTACAATTGAATGGACAAACAAGACGTGGAACCCCACCACAGGCTGCACCAAGATTTCGGCTGGGTGCAAGTTCTGCTACGCTGAGGTGATGCACAAGCGTCTGCGCGGCATGGGCCAAGCGCACTACTCGGAACCCTTCACGACCCTGCGCACCCACGCCGACTTCCTCGACCTGCCGCGCACGTGGAAGAAGCCTACCAAGGTTTTCGTGAACAGCATGAGCGACCTATTCCATGAGGACATCCCCTTGGAATTCATTCAGGCGGTGTTCAAGGTGATGAATGAAACGCCACAGCATACCTATCAAATCTTGACCAAGCGGTCGAAGCGATTGAGGGAGGTTTCGGACTTGCTCAACTGGACACCCAACATTTGGATGGGCGTATCGGTTGAGGATTACAGAGTAGAATCGAGAATCTATGATTTGATCAACACGCCCGCTAAGGTCAAGTGGTTGAGTATTGAACCAATGATTGGGCCAATAAGCGAATTGTTGGAGCCGGGAGGTAGAAACTTCCCTTACCTTGATAGGGGCCAAATTTCGTGGGTTGTTTGCGGAGGCGAAAGCGGACACAAGGCCAGAGCGATCAAGATTGAGTGGGTTCACGATATTAAAGATGAATGCTACCTAAAGAAGATCCCCTTCTTCTTCAAACAGTGGGGTAGTCCCCGCAACAACCCCAACCCCTCCGACCCAACCATGAAAAAAGGACATCCCAACTACGCAAAAGGCGGGTGCCAAATCGATGGCAAGGTTTATCGTGCATACCCTGAAACAACACAGCAATGAGAATAGAAGTTACAAACGCTATCCGTTTGATTCAATCGGGCGATCCGGTAAACGTGGAAATGGCACTTAATGCGCTTGCACCACTTAAAAAACACATATTTGATCACTCAATCATAGGAGCCAACTCAGAGATTGAGGCGATTCTTCACAGCATTATGTGGCAGGCATTTGTGAAGTATTTTCGCCCGTTTGGAATTGAAATAAGCCAGTCAAGCGGGCGTTATGGTTTCCTTAGATTGCATAGCCGAATTGGTACATTACAATACGAAACAACTAAGCACGACATGCTTTATGCCATGCTTTCGAATCCGAATAAGTGGAAACATATTGTTGCAATAGAAGTCAGAGCCGTGCTGCAACATTTTATGACAGACCCAATGAACAATAACGACTGGAAACCATGAGCAAACCCCCACGATTCCGCATTAAAGGCCACGTCTCTAATTCATGGCTCGACGGCGAAGACGCTGAACAAGCGGCGGTGATCCAGCACATGATGAAGCACTACCCCGCGATCCCGGTGTACGGAAACGCGACCGCGAACATTTACACAGGAGGATGGGGAGCAGGGAAGCAGCACCCCGAGGAATCCAATGCTGCATACATCGACCGCTGCAAACGCGAAGGGGCCAAGGCGGGCGCACAAGCATTTAAGATCAAGCAGTCGCAAGACCTTGGAGCATCCTCCTATTGGCCTGACCTGACCATTGCCCGTGAAAGCTGCAAGGAGTTCAAAGAGGCATTCGCTTTGCCATGCCGGCCACGGTGCCTGTTTATCGAAATGAAGCAAACAGACGGCGCGGTTTACATGAAACGCGAACATGGCTTGTATGCAAATGAACGCCTCCAAGGGCAAGCCGCCATCCTTGCCCAACTCAATGCCAACGGTAACTTTGGAAGCTTCGCCCTAGGCCACTTGGAAGCCACCATGCTCATCGATGCGTACTTTGCGGGCAAGGGCTTGGATCAACTTGAAGTGCTGCCATACGCGATACCAAGCGGCAACATTTGGCGGATCAAGGTCAAGGACGCGAAACCATTCTAAGAACGTATTGGCAAACGCGACAAGAAGCACTATCTTTGTAGAGCAACGACAACGAAAAAGGCAATGAGAATGGCAGCGCGTACGGACAATCAGCTATCCTTGGATTTCACAACCCCAAGGAAATCACCATTACTGGATTGGATTGCATTTCGTGCCTACCTCAAAAGCCCGCATATTGACCCGTCCTCCAAGAAACCATCCGGGCGCATATTTTTGCAGGAGCATGAAAGAAACGCCCGATCCTACGGGGCCCGCTATTTATCCTCATTCATGGATGTCCAATCAGCCGAAGAAGTGGCAGTGGATATCATGCACGATGCGTCTCAGGAAATGGAGCGGACACTAAAGCGCAATGGCCCGCTCAAAAGTGGGCGCAACTTTTACGGATACTTCAACAGCCTTGTGTTGTCGAGGATCATTGACCGCTCCCGTAGGTTGAAGGCAAGACAAGCCGCCCTTGCTGAATCACCCGGGGAAATCGATTGGGCCAAAGACAAGACCAACCAGGCGGATGAATTCGACGAAACCCAGGAAACCACTTGGGACGCAGCGGACATCGAGCGGATCACCAAATTCATTACCAGCAAGCACAAAGCTTTCCACGCCCTTGTCCTGCTTTCACTCGCCGAATCAAAGGAGCACCGGAAGGCGTTCCGAGTCGAATCCGAGCGGCTAAACCTAACCATCCCAGCGGCCAAGAAAAAGTGCCGCGCAATCATTGCAGAAATGAAAGAGCACCTGATGGGCCCACCACCGCTCAGGTTCGACGACCACGACCACAGCCACTACATGCTGCAACCCATACAGCATGGAAAGGCGTATGCCTACATTGTGACTTACCACCACCACGACGGAAGCAAAACCTACATTGACAAGCAGGGCCAACCCAGCAGCCATTCCAGCATCATCCCTTCCAAGCAATCCGCCATCAAGGCGATGCGCAAACACCAAAGGACATGAGCGACATCCTGATCATCGCCGCAATCACCGCCCTATGCACCCAAGCATATACATGGGCGTTCCCATTGCTGGACAAAATCAGGGAGTACCTTGATCCTTGGGCGGACTTGCCAATCAAGGCGACCATGGCCGACTACCTTCGATATGGAGTTTGGAAACTGACTACCTGCTCGCTTTGTATTGGTTTTTGGTCAGGGCTTTTTGCTGGAAGTATTCTCCTTGGATGGAGGGGGATACTTGTGGCGGTCTGCTCATCGGTGATGGCGGAGGTACTGGATAGGGTGGCGAACAAATAGCGCGTTCGTTTTCTTCCCAAACAATTCACCTATGGGAAGGTACTCAGTAGATCAACTTAAAGCGCACGTCGAAGCAAAAGCGGCGGGCGATCCAAAGCAAATCGCCGAAACAGGCATCGAACTAATCAATGCAGCCCTTCACGGCGGCAAGTTGGATGCAGGACAGTTTCCGCCACTGTTTAAGGCAGTTCATGGCGAGAAGCTTAAAGCGCCAAAAATTGCACGGTGCCAACAGTGCGCCAATAGGGAAGCTGGCAAGCTTCGCAACGTAAAAGCTCAACACGAAAAAACTCTGCTTGAGTTTGCGGCTCAGTCAGTCAAAACAGTAGAGGCGGCAGTACCGCCACCACCAGTAGCAGAGCCACAAGGTGAACCACAGGAGCAACAGTCCCCCAAGGAACAGACTCAAGCCCCACAGGTTGAGCAACGCGCAGCAGCCACCCCAGCCATTCAAGACACAGGCTTGATACCCAAGGTTGGAAAGTTCGAACAGGGACAGCGGTTTGCAACCCTTGGCGAACAGCCCTCGACCATAGTGGGCTTTTCCACAAATAAGAGAAAGGTCGTCCTTCTCAAAGCGGACGGCAGCACCATTGAGATCACCTTGGAGCACTTCAAGGAAACTTACAAAGCAGCATGATTCGAATTACAGACACAGGGACAGGCGCGGTCCGCCTCACCACCCAACCCGTTGCGGGAATCTACCCCAAGGGTTCAATTGACATCTCCATCCAAAAAGGAGAAGGGGATGTTGATATCGCACGCAGCGAAAGCACTCCCTACGTTGCAGCCAATGACCGCGTGATCATCAAGCGCCGGGGCATTCAAGTTGCCGGGGGAAGGGCAAGCGAATTCGAGGATTCCACTGGAACCGCGTACGCAAGTGCAACAGCAATGAAAGCCGCTTTGGATGCTTTTTTTTTTCAGGACGTGACCTGTAACGCGACACCCCTCACCCCTACGCAGCTGATCGCAGAGGATGCAGATGCTACTTTGAGTCCTTGCACCAATTACTCCACGGAGTTCATTGGCGGCGATGGCCTGACCCACACGATTTTCTATTACGGTGCCTTCAATGGCAAGTTTCCCGGATTCTGCCTCATGGTGCATGCCAACGGCGAAGCCTACAACGTGTCCTGCATTCCCCAGCCAGCGGGCACGTCGCCAATTGTGTACGCAGCAGACACGGTGGAAGTGTACAGTTGCCAAGACTTCCGGGGAAACAATGTCGCCGTGTCCGGCTACTACATTGAAGCCCAAACACTGAATCCACTTTGGAAATTTTGGTGGGGGGATTACCGCGTACAAGGGAATGTGCTTACCAATAGTAGCGTGTCCTCGACAAGCGGACTACTCACAATCGAGCCGGGGGAGACGGCACAGACAAGTGTGTCGCGTTTCCTCCGGAACACCCTGACCAACACTTCCGTCGATGTGCAAAACGACCCGGTCAATGGGCGCGACGGCGTGATCACCATTGTCGGAAACACTTTCGAGCGTTGCCAAGTCAGCATCGGGCCCGGCAACGGGACATGGAAGAAATCCTCCAACGTGGAGATCATGGACTGCAACCTTACGGCAGCAAGCGCGGTCGCCTTGTCGTCTTTCTACAACCTCACCCTATCTGGCGTTATCGGCGCGGAGTTCTCGATCAACCCTACCGATACTGAGTTGTCCATGACCGGGTGCAGGGGGACATCTTCCCAGATCATCTCCACGGGCACAGGTGCCATTGCGGAAAACGTGACCTTCCAAGGCGGCGCATTCATTGACACAGCCATTGAGGCGCATCCTCCTGTTGCAGGCCAAGTTACCTACACCTCATGCAAGGTGCAGGGATGGGCCAATGTGGTCCTTGACCCAAGCGTAAGCCACAAAGGCTTGCAACTGGACACAAAGATTGAAGGCGGGCGTACGGTTTACACGTCCAACCTGACCGTGACCAAGAACGCGACAAATGCAACCCACTTCTCCAGCAACAATTTGATCCTCGACCAACCGCAGGACCAATACGCGGGGGAAATCCTTTTCGATGGCCTTTCGAGCAACCCGATTGCGCATACGGGCATCACGACCATTACCCGGACAGTGCAGCCTGATTCGGGTAAGTCCGCATCCTTGCGCATCACGGCGGGCTTGAATGCCTCCAACTCAGCCCCCGCCTACTTCCGTATCTCGTTCGAAGGCGCGGTTACAGATCCGCCAACTGCCCACAGGGTGATCGGAACGGGAAGTTCCACACTGTCCAACCTCAACGCCCGCAGGCTGGGCAGCAGCTATCATTTGCTGTTGCGTACAGATAGGCCAAGCCCCTATTGGGTATTGGAACGGACGGAGGTGTATAGCTAGCGCTTGCCCCGTGTATTTGCCAAAAACAGCCCTCCCGGCAAAAAGGAGGGCTGTTTTCGTTTTTGGCTTGGAGGTACTTTTTATGGCGATTAGAAATAACAGCTCTGACAGAACTGACAAGGTGACAGAATCTGTTAAAAAGCGTAAGGAAAGGATGCTCGATTGTGTCACTAGGCACTGGCCAAGCATTACCAACGCATGCGCGGAAGCCAAGCTAAGCAGGGAAACTTACTATCAATACTTGCGCACTGACAAGAACTTTGCCCGAGCAGTCAGGGACTTGGATGAAGGCTTGATCGACAAAGCAGAGTCAGTCATCGGAAAGCACCTTGAAAAGGAGGATGCTAAGGTGGCGATGTGGTTTTTGGAACACAGGGCCAAAAGTCGCGGCTACGGCGATAAACTGGAAGTGACAGGCCCCAACGAAGGCCCACTAGAAATCGTCATCCGTAAAACCATCGTAACGCGCAAGCAAACCAATGCCGACGATTGAAATCGATGTGCAGCTGTTTGAAGTGCAGGAGTACGTCTTTTTCGAATGCACCAAGAAGTTCTGCATTTACCCCAAGGGTGGGCGGGCCGGCATGACCCATGGCGCAGCGATTTGCATTTCGTTGCTGATGCTCCAGTCAGAAAAGCCAATGCGCGTATTGTGGGGCGATGTGCAGTCCAAGAACACTGAGCGCTACTTCGAGCAGTTTTTCATGCCGTTTTTGAAACAACTTCCTAAAACCCATTGGAAATACCGCAAGGGGATGAGCCGCGTCGAAATCGGTAACTCTTTCCTGGACTTCCGATTCATGGCCAACCCGCACTCATGGGAAGGCCAAGGCTATGAGTTGATCTACATCAACGAGGCTGGGATCGTATTGAAGAACTCCTACATCTGGGAGCAGGTCATATTGAAATCAATGCTCGACGCGGGCGACGATGCACGCTGTATCATTTCAGGCGTACCGAAAGGAACCGCCAACCACTTCGCCACGCTGATTGAAACAGCAAAACAGAAGATGATGGCCGGGGATAGCGATTGGGACTTCCGGGCGATCACCACTTACGACAACCCCACCATTCCCAAAAAGAAAATTGACAAAATGAGGGACGAAAACCCACAGATTGCGCGACAGGAAATCTACGGCGAAGTCCTTGGAGCCGAAGAGCACCCCTTCCAAGTCTTCCCGAACTCGGACACGCCCGCCTCGATGGCGGTAGCTTTCACCTGCTTGCCTTCCAAACGCTCCTTGAG